TTCTTCAATACCGCTGATTGCAATAGAAGCAGCCATTTGCTTCCACTGGTAGTTAGCGGCTGAAATGCCGTCCTGTGGGGTTAGGTCAATAGCGTCGTAGCCACTGTAAGAACCTGCTGTACCGTTGACTGCGTACATGAGGGGCTCAACAATTGAAGTACCGCCTTCTTCCATCTGAACACGTCCTTTTGCGTTCATGTGGTTAAGAAGGACAAGGTCCTTGAAAATGTTGTCTACAAGTGTTGGTTGGTAATTCTGCAAAGTTGTTGACAGAATTGCATTAAAGTCGGGGTTACCGGCCATGATTTTCTCCTAGTTGAGGTTGGGTTTATTTTTGTCCGAGTTGGCGCTGGGCCTGCTCAAACGCTTCAAAAACGGTTTTTGGTGGAGCAGATGCTGGTGTCGTTGTCCCTTTAGATGTAGATGCGCTTGACACAATACCTGCGCCACGCTTCGCTTCTAGCCGCTCTTGTTCTGCTGCCAATTTTTGTTTGGCGTCAGCGCCTTTTGAATACACTTTGTCAAAAGCAATCTGTTTAAAGACTGATTCTAAATCTGTGGCTCCCAAAGCGAGGGCTTTTGCTACAACTTCATCTGCGTTGAAATCTTCACCATACTTGCTCTGCAGAGAGTCAATAGTTCTAGTCAAATCGTCCATTGCCCTTTGTTGTTCAAAGGAAAGTAGACGCTTCTCAAGTTCTCGCAATTGCTTGTCAGTTGGGTCTTCCCACAAATCCTCTTCAGGCTCGGCGGGTGTTCCGTATTGTTCTTGGAGCAATTGCAATGTTTCTGCTGGGTTGTTAAATAGGGCTTCCTGTAACGCTGCAGCATATTCAATTGATTTTCTCTGTTCGCTGAGTTCCTGTGTCTTGCGGGTGTAATCCGCCTGACGCTGGTATCCAGCAAGAGCCTCCTTCACTGGAACTAAAACTTCTTCTCCGTCTACTTGGAGTTTGACGAACTTGTCGCCTACCTCTGTAAAGTCAAATAGTTCTGGTTCTTGTTCTGGAGTTTCTACTTCAGCATCAACTGCTTCGGAAACTTGTCCCTCAACGGGGGTTCCTTGTTCATCTGTGGCTTCGGTAATGTGTGTGTCACTCATTGGAGTCCGTCCTTCTGGGTTGTTCCATGTTGGGTTTTTTATTTCCCTATATAATAGGTAATTCCATTACATAGGTGGCGCTTGTTCTATCTGAGCAAGCAACATTTGTAAAATTTCTGGGGGGAGATTCTGAAGTTGAGCCATGATGTCATCTTCAGGTAGACCTTCTTGCGGAGGCATTTGACCCATGTCCGGCGGCATTCCTAAAGCCATCTCATCTGGCGTCATACCGGGTGGTAACCCTTGTGCACCAAGGGTTTCTTGGTCTGGTGTCATACCAGGTGCGCCCATCTCTGGTGGTTGCTGGGCCTGCTGCGGTGAGGTCAAGAAGGCTTGAGGGTTCTTTATACCAAAGCCAGTGCCAAGAACATACTCGGCAAGTTTCTCCATGTTGACGAGTCCGGCCTGAGCAAAAGGCTGCATTGCTGAAACCACTTGAAGTGCCATGTCTCGGCGGAAAGCCTCGTTACGTGGTGCCGTAGAACCAGCCTCAACGCTGAAGTCAAACTCGCCGGCAATGTAGTCACGGTCAAAGGTCAACCACACTGGGGCAGCCTCGGTGCCAACGATACGAACGGTCTGTTCACCGGTCAAGTATTGCTGCGCCAACATAATAAGGTTTGAGGCACAACGAGCAATAGCGTTCTCAATGGCTACCAGTTTCTCTGCAACACGGGCATTTCCTGCTTCAGCAATGATTGAAGCCTCACGAGCCGTTCTAGTGGTCTCTGGGATGGCTCCACGCTGGTACTCAGACACTCCTGATACTCGGTCAATGTCATTTTGGATTAACGCTGACTGGTTGTAAAACTCTGGAGGGTTGATAAGCGCCGGCATTGGAACAACAACATTGTTTAGGTTTTCAGAACCCTTTACCGGCACGATTACGTTGTCGTCATCTGAAGCAAGCATCTGGCGGCCGAAGTCATCAAACGCTGATTCCAGAGCCAACCACTTGCGCGAGTAGCGCTTTCTGTGGTTCATCATCTGTGTACGGGTTTCGTTCAACTCGTACTGAAGTGGCTCAATTGCTTCTAGTTCACCCATTGGGTAGAAGAAACTTGGGATGTCGTAGTTGCGAAGCATGAAAAACGGATGGCCAAAAACATATGGCATCTTGACTGGCTTAATAAGGAACTTGTCGCCGGAGTCAGAAAACACCGACATTTCTCCGGTATTGATGTCGTAATACTCGTAGACATCGGCATAGGCATCGTCGTTGTTGTACTGATTGGCTTCGTAGAAGTTAGGAGTGGTGTTTATGTCCCCATAGGCTTGGTAAGAAGAAGCACTGACATCTTTACGGGCAGAGTAGTCATAACGAGGGTCGTTTTGGATTTCCTTAAGAGGACGACTGGTTCTTTGAGCAATCCAACGGATGTTGTCCATTGAGGTCGCATTAGGGTCAATAAACATATTAAACGGGTCAACTCGCTCCAAAAAGGGGCGGTCTTCTCTAATAATGAACTCCGACTCAACATTGTCAGTTGGCTCATTTCCTTCAGCCAAGTTGTCTGCTGTTTCGTCTGTGGTCTTTGCTTTTTCTTCTTCAACGAATCTGTAACCGGTTTTTACCCAGCCATGGCCAATAATCAAATAGTCTTTAACTGCAAGTTGAAACTCTTGCTGGCACTCGTAGTGCTGCCACCAGTAGTTAATAATTGATTCAGTAACAACGGCTTTATCGCCATCTTCAGGACGGCGTGGATTAACGTTAATCTTTGGGCGGCCAATAGCCACCGATGGAGCAAGTGTGTTAATTGTAGAGAACGCAATGTTTACAAGGAGTCTGTCGCCTGCTGCTTGTCCACGATAATGACGACCACGATAAAGGTTAATTAACCGTTGCCACAAGTTGTCGTAGTTTTGGTTACGACGCCATATACGGGAAGAATCAATATGCTGTCTATAACTTGATAATTTGTCCGAATTGCTTGTACGAGCCATTTAACAGTCCCACTTCTTTAATGCCAAAGCCTTGCGCGTTGGTTTTCCTTTAGAATCCTTCATTGGTCCCTCTACTCCACCCATTCGGGCACAGAACGAATCACGTCGCGCTGCATCCTTGGGAGATTTTTTGGCTTGTTTTGCTGACACTGGTGGTTTTAATGTTCCACCTGTTTCTGCTTTATAAGATGCGCGGCCCTTGGCGTTCAAGCCACCCTCTGGGTTTTTGCCTTCTTTACGTGTCCACGCTGGGGTTTTAGGTGTTTTCTTTGCTGCCATTATTTTCTACCTTTTACTAAGCCATCACCAATGGCTGCCAATCTGCAATAACCGTTTGCTTCTGCTTTGGCTTTAATAATATGACAGCCCTTCATCTTGGGGCACCAGAATGCGCAATTAGAGCATTTAACCCCAATTGATTTTTGTTCATTTTGTGCCGGTGACTCATAGCCAACCCAAATTCCATTGCCATCGTTGTCAGCCAAACGCCCATATTCTTCAACAATCTCAAACATTGACTCAACGTAGTCGGCCTCTGCTGGTGCAAGTTTAATAATTGGGTTGGTTACGCCTTCCGGCATGCCTTCTTCTTTTTCTTGCTCTTCTGATTTTCCAATCATTATTGCAATCTTGAAGGCTTCACCCATTGGGCTTTTTGACTGTTCCATCATTTAGACTTTTTCTTCTTTGCTGCGTTCATATTGTCAACAAGGTTTGGGTATGGACGCCCGGCGGCTGCGGCAGAAGCCTTAGCAGACGCCTTTTGAGCAGAAGTCAACTTCTTTGCTGGTCCTGCCGATGCTGGTCTTTTCTTATCCCAAACCGGTGTTGTGGTTGCCTTCACGGCTGGATACTTTTTATTTGCAGCCATTACTTATTTGACCGTACAACCGATGCTGTAACAACTGCATCTCCGCTTGTGTATGAACTCATTCTTGCTCTGAAATTTGGCAAACCTTGAATGTTCAAACTAAACAAACCAGCCGCTGTAGTCGTTGTAACAAGGGTTGTTGCAGTTGTTTGTGACGAAGCCTTTACAGCAATTGCAACATAGTTTGTTCCATCTACTGAGGCTTCAAACGTAATTGTGCCGGTAAAAGTGCCGGTTACTTGAAGGACAACCGAGTCTGCGGTTAATGCAGTCAGCGTCAGTGCCTCTTCTGCAGCATTAAGTGTGGCTGATTCTATTCCTGGGATAATCATTATTTACCTTTTTTCTTGAGGGCTTTAAAGTCTGCACCGGTTATTTTGTTAACTGGCTTAGCGGCTTTAGCAATTTTTCCTTGTTTTCCTGAAATTTTAGGAGACTTACGAGCATCCATATAGGCTTCTGCCACATTCATTTTGGTTTCTTTCTTCATGTCATTTTCCTTTATCTAGATGCCACGTTATGTGACCGTCAAGTTTTGTATCTACTTTTTCTACTTGTCCTGCAACTTGCTGTAAGAGAGTCCTGGATTCAGCGTGCTGCTCAGTGTTTTCTTTTCTTAGTTGTTGGAGTAGAACTACAACTGGTCCGCCTATGAAAGCGACCAAAACAGGGACAAGCCATTCCATTAGATTAACTCTGCCCTTGTTGAAACTTTTTCAATCTTGCCTTCTTTGAAAGCAGGTGAATCTTCGTAATAGCGCTGGCGCTCCCTAATGGTCTCACCATGGAAACTTTCTTTGCCATTAACAAAACCCAATCGCACGCTTTTGAGGTGACATTTGAAGCAAGACTGACGTTTAATTTCATTTTCTCCCTCAATCGGCTTTAAACAAGATGAACAATGCATAAATCTCCTATAACTAAGACAATACCATTACATAGACTAGTACACATTGAACTCACCTATGAAATAGCGCTCTTTTTCTTTAATGGGTTTTGGCAGTTTGGACGCAAAGTAATTAAGGGTTCCAAAAGGTGCATCTCCCTTTGGTCTGTATTCCGCCAACCAAACGTACTTAAGCATCTGATTAGCGATAGCCAGGCTCATTACCCTGTCGTCATGGGGTGAGCCATGCATTGAACCATTGTCATCTCTTACGAAGGTCTTTAGTTCAGCCACCGTGTATTCGCACTTTAAGACCAGTACCCCATCACGGATGTTGGCGCTTAACTCGTCAATGGCTAATGGTTTTGTTAGAGACGTGGTTCTCCAACCAAGTTGTTCTGTCTGTTCTGGGTTTCTTTGGCTAAGACGACGTTGCCGGTACAAGTTGCTGTAATTAGCGCGGTTAAGAGATGTAAGAGTAGTTAGACCGTGGTTGTTGGACTCAACGCCAATAAGGGCTTCGTTATAAAACTTACCCAGTGGGTACAAAACTTCTTCACCAAATTTGTCTGGGTCTATGTGGCCATGCCAAGCCGCAACAATAACTCCAGATTTAGCGTCAATTACGTGGGCTGAAGAATAGTCTCCTCTAGCCAGTCCTTCTGCAACGTCAGCACCAATAGCGTAGGTAGCACCAAATTCCGGCAATGCCCATATAGACAAAGGGCCACCAGAAGATTCAAACATATAAGCGTCGCGTATATCTGAGGCTTTTTTGTTAAAACCAGTCTTGGGTCTTTCTATGATGAAGCGATTTAACGAATCAATGTCAAACACTGGACG